CTTGTCCATCATCAGGCGCATGGCCTGTGTTGTGCTGTCCACAAAGTCGTCGTGCTTGATGCTGCCCTTGCCTGTGAAGCTGCATAGCTGCGCCACCAGCGGGTCGGCCCAGACGCGCGGCTTGCCGGGGAACTTGTCGCTCTCAGGCAGGAACACCCTGCGCCGTGCGAACACGGGGCTGACCACATGCAGGCGCGCCAGCTTGTCTGCCCGACCGGGGTTGTAGGCGTGCGCCAGTATCCCCTCGCGTTCGAGCATCTGTCTCAAGCTGATGCCGCTCCCCTTGTCCTCGATCAACAGGATGTCTGGCTTGCGCCCTGACGTCAGCGGCTTCGCGCTGCCGTACATGGGCTTAATCATCGCGACGTCCTGATCGTCGCCGTATGACGTGTTCATCTCTTTCTTCACGCGCTTGATGAGGTCGGGCATGCCGAGCTGCTCCTGCCAACAATCGAGCAGCAAGGCGTAGCCTTTGGTCTCGTGCTGGAACACACCCCATACGCTGCACGCCGTGTAGTCCGCCTCGCCGCTCTTCTTGTCGCGGGTGGCCTCGGTGTACGCGGTGTCGAGCGACATGATGATCCAGTCAAAGGCGGGCAGCGGCTTCTTCGCTGGCCAGAGCTTGAGCCAGCTCCGCTTGATGACACCTTGCTCCTCTGGGTCGATCATCTCGCCGTAGATTTCCTGCCGACCGATGGTCGTGCCCTCGTACTGTTCGAGTTGCTCGAAGAAGCGGTCGGGCAGGTTGTCGCGGTTGTCGAACGTCGATCCGTTGACCACGACGCGGCCCTGCTTCGGTACGATCAGCTTGCGGACCAGCTCGACCGGACGCGGCGTCGTCGTCCAGACCACCTGCGGCGCGTTGCCCAGACGCAGACCCATCATGGCCATGTCCCATGTCTCTTCGGCGTTCTGCCACGCGGCCAGCTCGTCGCACCAGATGAACTCGTGCTGCGGACCGCGCAGACGCGCTGGCTTCTCAGACGTGAAGCCGCGTATCGTCGTGCCGCTCTTCAGTTCGAGGATGAGGTCGGTGCTGTTGTACTTCGCGATTAGCGACTTGGGGATAACCTTGAGCAGGCCGCTCTCGCCCTCAAAGCACGTGTGCTTGATGTCGGCGTAGGTCGGCGCGATCACGGCGCAGTACGTGTTGCGTACAGAGCAGGCCTTGGCACCGAGCCACTCGGCACCGATCCGCGTCTTGCCAAAGCCGCGCCCGGCCATGAAGCCGTGCTCGCTGAAGTCTTTCTTCGGTATCTGGTTCGGTCGCGCTGTGCGTGACCAGCGTTCCTGCCAGTCAATGAACGTCTTCATTTTCGGCTTGAGCGTAGAGACGCGCTCGGTGTCGCGGGTGAGCGTGTCAAGCATTGCGATAGAGTGTCAGTGTCTCACGCAGCTCGGCATTGGCTGCGCGGATTTTGTCGTAACGCTCGTTCGCCAGATGCAGCGCGTGGTTGAGCGCATACTGCTCAGTCGCGTGGTGCGCGGCTGCCTCTTCAAGTTCGCGGACGCGACGCCATGGGTTGGTGAACAGGGCGAGCTTCATTCGGCGTCACGCTTTGAGGCCAGCAGACGTTCGGTGACGCGCAGCATCAAATCGATCTCGTCGACCTTGTCCTCGTCGTCTGCCTTAGGTGGAGTGTCGGCAGCCTTTGCGCTGTACTTGGCTGGCTGCCAGAAGCCGAGCAGTCGAAGGCGATACTCTGCGCGGTTGCGCGCCCAGCTTATCGAGCCGTTGTCAATCTTGCCTTCGAAGCGCTCTGGTGGGGTGTCCACGATCTCAAGCACGTGGTCGGCGACTGCGTCTGCGCCAGCGGCTCTGGCTTGCGCGTGCGCTTGCGCTAACTCTTCGTCCTCTTCGAGCCACCTGCCCCACGACATCGCGCTGAACTTCAAGTCGCGACTGATGGACGTCAACGTCTCGCCGAGCGACAGGCGCTCAAGCACCTCCGCCACCAACTTATCAGTCTTCTTCGCCGGGTACGGCATCGTCTGCATGCTCCGTTCGCTTACACAGTGCTACCAGTCACGATGGCGCAAATAACACCTGCCAGTGCCCAGCGCAAGGGGTTACAGCAAACTGTATGCCTCAAGCATCCGCTCGACCTTATGCAGCAGCTCAGGGCGGTCCTGCATCATCGCGAACGTATCTATCTGCTGGCTAAAGCGTTTGCCGTTCCAGCCGAGCCAGTAGTTCGCCTTCTTCGGCGCGCGTCCGTCAGCCGCAACCTTCGCCGAAAGCCAATCGGTGTCGGCTCTCTGCTTGACGAACACCCGCCAGCGCACATCCTGTTCGATGTCACCGATGTGCTCCCAGCCATCGGTCCGAGGTTTCTTTCCTTTGTACATTTTGTCTGTCACATCCTACTCCTTTAGTGCTTTAGCAATATCATCATCCGATGGGGGACGCAATATGTTACGCGCACCACGCCATCAGCAGATGGTGCAAGTGGTGGTACAGTACGAGGTTCGACTTTTTTACTGACCCATTTCGATCTGCACTACACCACGAAATTTTGGGTGCACCACCCACACCACCCCACGGCTACCTCCGGTATAGCCCGTGGGTTGGTCGTGATGGTGCAGTATGCACCGTGACCCATCACTGCACCATGGGACTGAGATGGGACAGTGTAAACGCTTTGGTTGCAGGGCCACCTCAGACGGTGTAAACCTCATGATTGCATGGCCTAAAATTAATTTGTAATTTTTTACAAGTAGGGGGTTTACATACCCTCAAACCTGTGTATATATAATCGGACCAACACAGAATAAGGGACTTACACTATGTCTATCGCCGCTACCATCCTCGCCGACCGCGTCCGCTCCAGCTCTGCCTACGAGCGCGTCAGCTTCGAAACCCGCGAGTTCGATTGCGTTGACACTAAAGGCCGCAGCTTCGGAGGCTACGCCTCCGTAGAGATCGAGACCCGCACCGCAGACGAGACGTCGTGCTGGACCACCAACTGGCTCGGCAGCCGCTACTGCGTCGCGACCAACGCCATGCGCGGCGGCAAGACCTTCGGCGGCAGCCAGACCATCACCTACTGCGACAGCAAGGAAGAGGTCGAGGCGACCATCGCCAAATACTTCGCCAACGCCGAGAAGCGCGCCATGAAGAACAAGGCCCGCAAAGTTTAACCAACAGGGGGCTTCGGCCCCCACCAACCAGAAGGGATCACCAACATGCTTATCGACCTACAGCACCGCAACACAGACAGCCACGAATGGGAGCTAGTTGCCACATTCCGTTATTCGCACATGGCCGTTGAGGCGGCCTGCGCCTTCAGCAAGTGGGACCAACACGCATACCGCGTCATCGACAAACGCTTTCCCGACGAGGGCATCGAGGTCACGCTCATCTCCAACGGCCACGTCACGCCATAACCAGAAGGGACACCAACATGATCCGCATACCAACTGACGACCGCATCTTAGCCATACCGCTTGCCCGCTGCGGCGAGTTCGAACTGTCACCGCCAGAGATGATGCGCACACGCCGCCTTATCTACTCACTCACCAAGAGCCACATCCACGGCTGGCGCTGGCGCACCATGCGCGAGAACAACATGCTACTCGTGTGGCGCATCAAGTAAACGAAAGGACAAGACACATGACCCTAGACGTCCAAGCCAGAATGAAGGCGATGAACACCGAACTCGACGAGCGATTGAAACACATCAGCATCGACGACGTCAACCTGAGCGTGCGAACGCTCAACGCACTCAAGAAGGGAGGCGTGCGCACCCTGTACGACGCCCTGAAGACGCTGATCGACAAGCAGCTCCACAAGCAACATGGCGTAGGTCGCAAGACACTCAGTGAAATCAAGGAGGTCATCTGGTCCGCGAAATCAAAGTTTCCGCCACCCCCAGAGGTAACGAGGCACACGCGCCGCGTTAAGCTGAACAGCCTGCTGTTGGCCTACGAGACGCACGTCCTCGCCCTGTACACATACCAGAGAGCCGATGTGGACAATGAAAGGTTCCGCGACATCGACCTCGGCGCTTCAATCGCCAAGCGCAAGGCCGCAATCGAGCGCGTCCGCGAAGAAATCATGAAGTACGCGGATTTTAAGGAGGAATGAAATAGACGCTTGACCCTACCCTCAAACTGTTTACAGACAATCAGACCAACAACGAACTAAGGGACACCACCATGATCCGACCAACACTCAACCCCAACGGCAGCAGCGCCGCCGACCTCATGGACCCACGCCGCAATGCGATGGACCTCATCAACGAGCTTATCGAGGCGCTCAAGCAAATCACGCCCAATGGTCGTGACTATATCTGCGACCGCGAGCGGTTCATCGCCGACCGCAACACCCACTTCGACCGACTGGCCGCGCTGCACACGCTGCGCGAGGAACTGCTCGACGAGGCGCTACACATCCAGCAACAAGAAAGGGCAACAGCGTGACCACCATCACCGAAGACACACCCGCAGGCGGACCAGAAGAGCTTCAGTGGATGGTTGACCGGCTGACCGAGCAACTTGAGCTGGTCAACACCTCACTGGAGCGTGAGCGTCGCAGCCACAGGGAGACGGAGAAGGACTATTTCGCGCTTCAAGATCGTTTCGAAACCCTGA